GTGGCGTCCTCCGGAACATCCGATATCAAGTACATGCCGGCCTCGAACTTCAGACCGATCGTAGAGACCACGATGGTTTTGACCACGTTTCCGGAGCCGTCAACAAATAGACTGCCGACCAAACCCGTACCGGGAACACTCGGAAAACGTACACGCTTATAGCCTTGTACATCCACCTTGCAGACTGAATAGGTCTTGTCCGTGCTATAAGAATCCTTCAACGTGGGTTTGCCACTCAAAAGTTTGCGCTCTGTAAGGAAACCGCCCTGCGTGTCTTTGATGTCGTCCAACGTCAGCACCGTCACATCCGGAACAGGAGGCATATCGTCAGGGCCGTTGGAACTGTAACAGCTGTAATATTTCTCGTTCAGGTAGTCATTGACACCTTTCGACCAAAAGAACGGTTCGTACATCATCCAGTCGCCCTCGCTGCTGTCAAGTTTGGCTGCGCTGCCATCGTAGTATTTATTACTGCTGGTATCATCCAACGGACAATAGGTCATCTCGCCGTCCGGATTGTTCACGTCAACCGTCTGGCCCGCCATCTCCACTTTACGGCTCGTGGGCTTTTTCGTCACCTTGGCAAGCACACGGTGGCGCTTCTTGAGGATCGCCGCCACGTGGGCATTCATGACGTAAGTATTGCCATACTTATAACCGGTCTCGTTGTCCGGGTTGGAAATGTTGGCATCGTCCGGAGCGCTTTCGTCCGACTCGATGATGCTGTAGGCCGGTTGTACGATCTCCAGTTCCGGATACCGCTCACGATACCGGTCGGCCTGTTCGTCCTCCATGTACTTTGTCAGGCAGAGCCTGCCACGCAATCCGGAATGACGGTTGTCTATCGCTCCGGTGGAGGTATAGGTACCATAATCGTAGTATTTCCCGAGCAGCCTGCCGTCATCCTCCATATCGATGTCAAGGACAAAACGCTCCAGTTTACCGCTACCGTTCAACTTGGCCTGATGAAGACGTTCCAGCATGGCAAACCCGTCAATGCCCGGACAACCCATGAACCGGTAGCCTCGCACGTTACCGATGCCATCCAGTACCAATCCGCTCTCTGCCAACCTGGGAAGATATTCCAGAAACAGTTCCTCTATCGTTTCCGGCAAGCATAACTGCACAACAGGCGCACCGGTGGCAAGTTTCACGCGGGTAAGCCCCGTGCCTCTCACGTCCAGCTTCTTCAACCGTCCCTGCCAGCTCAAGTCCAAGGTCGTCACGTTGCCGTTATCGCCATTCCGTGCCAGCAGGTTGTTGCGCATATTAAGCTCTTCCAGAAGAAGCATGCCGTTCGTAGAGGCCATGAATGAACCGTTACGATAACCGCTGGCTTTCTCCACGCTCATGTCAAGTTTAACCAATGAGGTAAGCAAGCCGAAATTGAATCCGATGGCGAACGCGTCCTCATGCCACACCAGCTCCTTGACTTTGGCCGCGCCGATAATCTTCAGCGGGTCGTTCTCACCGAAGGCACGGGTCAGCTGCAGGGAGTGGAGCACGTCCGCATCCACCACGCCGCTGTCGGCCTGCACGCCGTTGCTGGTGGAAAGCTGCACACGGTACGGGATGGTCAGCCGGTACTGCATCGGCTTCAATTTGTATGCCTTGTCCAGCGATGCCGTACTCTGGTAGAACTGGGCGCCCAGCGTAGAGACATAACCGTACTCCACCTGCTTCAGGTCATACCTGCGCTGGATGAAATAGTTACGGTGAGCTTTCAACGAACCCTTCAGACCGTAGATCTGCGGATACGTCTGTTTGGCACCGTCAGCCCCCACCGGCATCTCGTTCAGGAACGGATACACATACTTGAAGATGCCTGATTTGTTGTACAGCCGGCTGCACCACTTCTTCATCTGCTCGGTGTCGAAATGGTCAACGGCCTTCTGGATGCTGAAGGCACTCATGAAGCTGGTACCGCCGTTCACACCCCTGGTCATCACTTCCTCCAGCAGATTGCCCATATTGCCCAGTATCAGGTTCCACAGCCAGCTGTTGTGTCCCTGCATCACATAGGCCCCGTCTCGCTTCGTCTGCCGGTTGTCGTCATACTTCCCGGTCAGGAACGACTTGTTGTCCGAACCCAGCTGGCAGTCACCGTCGTAATAGGTTATCCACCACATCACGCCGTCCCATGTCCGCACCAGCATATTTTTCGCCAGCTGGTCCACACCCAGGTTGAACTGTACATACAGGTAGTAGGCGGCCAGGTTGGGAAGGTTGAAATACTTCCCGGCTTCCGCCTTGAAGGTCGGGCTCACCCATTTGGCCGTCGGGAACTTGTTGCCGTCATCCTCATAGTCCACCCCGTCAAACGTGTGCGTCTCCTTGTTATAGGTCATGCCCTTGCCGGCAGGCGTTTCCTTCACGCATTTATATAGGAAACTCATCATGCGGTCAAGCGCCTTGTACATCTTGTCGTACTTGTCACCGGTGCCCAGGTGTTCCTTGATGTTCGGTTCTTCTTCGGCATCACCTCCGCCATCGTTCCAGAACACGTCTTTCGGATGGTTGAACTCGAAACCGCCGTCAAAGTTGAAATCCATGAAGTCCGTATGGTCGGGCTCCGTGGACGGCAGCCAGCGGAACAGGCACAGGTCGTTCGAGTTGTTCAACGTCTCGATGCAGATGGGCAGGTATTCCTTCGGCCGGTCGCCGTTCGCCTGCAGGTAGTTCAACGTATCGCCGGTCCCCCACTGTTCTTCGCCGATGGTCTTGTCCTGGCCGAATATCGGGTAGCTGTCGCTCTTCTCGTTGTTCATGTTGTACTGGCCGTAGTAGGTCAGATCCTCATCCACGCTCTTTGCCACAAACAGGTCACAGGGCAAGCCGTCAATGGCCGAGCGTATGTCTTCCTTGCACGTATCCGCATGGTCGGCGGCATACTGCTGGGCAGGGGTCAGGATGCCCATTTCCTTCATGCCGTCATGAATGAACTTCGCGCCACCGGTGTTGGTGGTCATGGAGGAGTCCGAAAAGTCACACTTCGCACAGGCGAGTTTCGCCCCCACCGAGTTGTCCCGCAGTCGGAACAGGTTCTTCTTACCCTCCGTAGCTGTCGGGTTGCTCTGCTGCCCGTTACCGTCTATCTCGCCGTAGCTCATCCGTGCCGTGTAACCGCTGGCTGTCTTCTGGAAGTAGAAGCGCAGGTTCTTGCGGGCATAGTTCACCGAACTGGTACCCTGGATACGCAGATAAATGTCACGGGCTATCCAGTCCAGCGCCCGGTTCTCACCGTTGTAGAATCTAACTTCCCGGCACAGCTTGTTGGCCTTCTTGTTGTTCAGCTGGGCCAGCGCATCCATCACGTTCAGCGTGTCGCTCTCGCTTGGCACCTCACTGCCCACGCTGCCCGTGCCTATCAGTACCAGGATCGAGTTCCGCCGCTTCTTCATCAGTCCCATCAGCTTCTCCATGCTCACCGTGTCCCCCTCGTTCAGCACGCGGTTGTCCTCATCCAGCGAGCGCACGCCCGGTTCCCCGTCGGCATCCTCCAGATGGTTGCGGTCCACGATGTAGTTGTTAAGCACCTCGTCCGAAGTCAGCGCCTTGTTATAGATGCGCACGCTCTTCACGTTCAGGTCAGCCCCCTCCGATTTAAACTCCAGCTGGCTCCGGATGTCAAAGCTCACCTTGTCCAGCCACTTCGAGGCGGCCGACTCCTCCCCGTTCACATAAAAGCCGATCAGCGTCCGCTGCTCGTTGGTCTCCACGTCCGGGTAGAACACGTAAGTGATGCGGATATTCTTACCGGGTTCAAACTTCGTACCCACCGAGTCCTCATAGCGCAGGACCTGACCGGCATCCATCGCCTCCGTCACCACGCCGGTAAGGAACTTCGCCTCCTCCGGGGTCACCACCAGCCCGTAACGGTTGCCGTTTTGCAGGGTGCCCAGACAGGTGATCAGCTCCGCGTCGGTGTCAGTCACGTTGGCCGTGCTGTATTCTATCTCCAACGTCATGCCCACGTCGCGGATGGCAAAACCCTCGGGCTTGTCCGCCTCGTTGAACGGGCGATAACCGCCGTCTGCCGTCAGTGTCATGCCCGCACCGCCGGCCAGCAGCAGGCGGTCCTTGTGCCAGCCGCTTCCTGCGCCGTATTCGTTCACGCTCCACAGCACATCACGGAATTCCATCCGTTTGTCCCCGCTCACCCAGCTTTCCGGGTTGTTTTCCGTGTTGCTTCGCCCGAAGGCATCGAACGTGCACACGGCATCCGGTGCCAGCGTGGCTTCAATGTCGGGGTGCGATGTGGTGTTCACCTGCACCTCAAGCACGGCATCACCGCACGACACACGGTAATCCAGCGGTTCCACGTTCACGTTCGTACGCCCGTAGCTGCCGGTCTCACCGCGCTGCAGCAGGTCTTCCTTCACCACACTGCCCCGGCTGGTCACTTTCACACGGGCCGTGTACGCATCCCTGTCATAGCCGGCATACGTGAAGTTCCACGCCGTGAACTGCTCTGCCTCCAGTACGGGGTGCTTCCAGTCACGCTGGAACCCTGCCGCCCGGTGGTTGAACATCATGCCGGCATAGGCCGTCACACCTTCCCCGGCTTTCAGCAGGGTCAGGTAGTGTATCTCGCTCACCACGCCGGAGTTCTCGTGCAGCGCATAGGCTTCCACCACGTTCATGCCCTCCCGCATTTCACTCAGCGCAACGGTGACGTTCTTCTGCTGGACACCGGAACCGGCTGACAGGCCAAGCGTATAGGGCTGCCCGCCGTTGATACGGTAGTAGATGTTCTTCTCGCCACTCGTTCCCTTAGCTGTAAATGGGATGTTCACGTCGTTCCGGTATCCCCCGTCAGCCAGTCCGTTCCCAACCGAATAAGTGGTACTTAGTTCCATAGCCACCATCGTCACCCTGGCGGTAGCGGTTTTCATCAGCGTACCGCCATCATAACCGGCCTGCGCCTCCACCTGCACGGTGTAGGTCGTGGCATCCTTCAGGTAAGGCGACGCGTCAAAAGTATAGCTCTGACCGGCCGTAACGCCGACAAACTCCGCATCCTGGAATTCCGAAAGGACCGTGGAGCCACGTTTTACGACCACCTTGGCCTTCAGGTCGCTGTAGCCACTCACCTCGCCGCCACCGGCCGTGCCCACGCCAACGGCATATCTCACCACGAAACCGGTACCCAACGACAAATACTGGGAAGCGGGCAAGGAGGAACCCGAAGCATCGGTCAGGTCTATATTCACCACCACCTTGTCATCGTCGCTATACTTGGAAAAGCGTACCTCCCTGTCGCTTTCCCCGCCTTCGCCATCCTTCTGCGTGACTGTCATCACGTACTGAGTGCCGTCCTCGCTGTCCGTCACGTCGATATTCGTCACGGTGCCCACCAGCGAGGCGAACACCGCGCCGCTCGTGGGGGCTTTCGTCTCACCGGCGGCCAGCTCCTCCGTAGGGGTGGCCTTGTCATCAATACTTTTGATATAGTTCTCCACCAACCGGCCGCTCACCGGAAGATTACCCGTGGATTCGTCACCGGACCAATCGGTCTTCTGCATATCCAGACCGTCCTCGTCATACACTTTTTTCGCCATATCGTTATTCTTTAAAAGTTATTTCATCCGTTTCCAGCCATCCGTTCGGCTCCAGGGTTTGTCACCGCGCCAAAAGCCCGCGCCGAAACAGCTCCGGATGGCTTGCCAAACCAGCCTGGCCCCTATATAGACCGTCGCCACCACCCGTTCGCCTACACGGATGGCTGTCACCTCTTTGTTTCCAACACTTATCATACCTATTCCTCCTCGTAAATCAGGTAAATGGTCTTGCCGTCCTTTTCCGGGAGACTTTCAAACTCCTCCTCACTCATCTCCTTATGTTTGTAGCCTTGGGCTATCGCATCCTCGGCCTTCTTCGCGGCCGCCTCCGCCTTTGCCGCCGATTCACCCGCCGTCTGAATGGCCTTTTTTGTCTCCTGGGTGGCCGCTTCCATTTCGGGAGCCAATCCCTCCACCCTTTCAGCGGCCTTGATCGCCCGGGCCGCCGCGTCATCGGCTGGCTTGCTCAATAAGGTGATCGGGACGTTCACCAGTTTGTCACCTTTCTGTCCCGGCAGGGATTTGACCCCGCTCAGCGAGCCGACCGTCTCAAGGGATTCGACACTCTTCGATTCCGCCTTGACCGCCTCCAAAACCTGGGCGATATCCGATTCTGTCAGTGCCATATCAAACCCCTCCCTCTATCAGTTCATAAACTTGGCCGTAACCGCCGGCCGTCAGGCTCTCGCCACATACCTCCTTGATAAGCGTACCCTCCTCGGTGGTGATCTCCAGGATTCCACCGCCCTGGATGATACGCTGGCACAGGACGTAAGCCTTGAACTTCTCATCACGGCCTACCGGTTTGTCTTTTCCGTAATTGAACAGGGCCTCCGCTACGGCGGTGGCGATGTTGTCGCCGCCAAGCTCGTTCCCGTCAAAGCCCCTGAATCTCCTGTTTAAGTCAACTTTCATATCTCTTTGGTTTTAAATGTTTATTCCCCTGTATAGCCGACTATGATGCCGCCCCTCACGATAAGTCTTATTTTGTCAAGGTCGGGATTCTGGGCGGCACCATCCCCCCAGTTCACACCCTCGTTATACACGTATGTACCGTCGGAATTGCGGCTCTTGATGTACCGGAACCCTTTCGACGCACAAACATCACTTGTCAATCCGCTACCGGTATCCCTTACATCTACCGGACCCACAAAGAACCCGGCATAGGTCATACCGCTGGCCGGGTAGGTTAAGGAGCCTATCGATGCGTATATAGCGGCCCCACCGGATGTCGCCCCGACTGATTTTACGCCAAACCGCCCACTGGTAGCGCCATTGAAGGCCACGTCCACGATCCCCTCCGTCGAGGAACTCGAGACTCCCAGTTTCAAACTCCGGGAATCGTTTCCGAAATAATCGCGGCTCTTCCAATACAGACGGCCGGAATCGATGGTAAAGCCGCCAATCTTACCGCCGCTCGCCTTGACAGTACCGCTGATGTTCGCGTTCCGGGTCTCGATACTCCCGTCCGTGAGGACCTTGAAATAGCCGTTAGCCGTAACAAGCCCCTCCAGTTTGATTTGGTCGGCTTTAATGGTGACACCGGAAACAAGATTGCCGAACTCGTCACGCTTGACATAGACATTCAGTTCCGCCTTCTTTACAAGCCCGTTGCTTGTAACGCCCTCAGCGAACAGCTTGGAAAAATTGGCGGTAGTCACCAACCCGGATTTATTCCGCAATTCCCCGTTCTCATCGAAATGGACAGAAATCAGCCTGTTATATTTGGCCGTCGTGATAATGGAGGATGCCTCCAGCACATTGCCGTCCTTATCGAAATTCGCCGCCGCGATTCGGATCATCTTCTCCGACTGGTCGAAGAACGTGGCATACTTATACGCCAGGGCATCCGTCCGGTCTGTCGAGAACACCAACAAGGACACTTGGATAACACCCGTGAACGACAGCTTGAAGTCACCGGTCCCGTTCCACAGCCCGGAATGGTTGAATACCTTCTCCCCACCGACCGGCAAATCACCGTCGTAAGCGAACATGTTGAAATTCTCGTATCCGTTCTTGTTGGAATTGACAAACTCGATACGCAGGTGTCCGGCCTCGATCACCTTGTAATGGAAGGACAGGTAGACATAGCCCGGAATGCGAAGCCCGTCCCCGTTCAACTCCTTGAAATCGGGAATCGTGCGGAAATCCCCGTTCTTCTGCATGATATAACTGTTCGTTATCCTGACGTAAGGAACCTTGCCGGTCTTTACGACCTCCACGTTGCCGTTCTCGCTCGATACTAACAGTTTGTTACCGGCAAGAATCCACTTGCCGCCGAAAGTCAGGAACGCGGCCTTGTACCCGCTTATCCATTTACTCATCCCCTCGGTAAACGTGGTGTTATCGAAAAAGCTCTGCTCCTCCCTCACCTCGTCGCGCAGACCCTCCACGGCTGATTGTATCTTACCCTCCGTAATTTCAAATTTCGTCAGGATATCCTCGCCGGTCATGAGGACGAACGTACCTTTCAAATATACGTTGTCGCCATAGAGACCGTTCCCGTGTGGTTGGCTATTCGCCGGGAAAGCACTGTCCTTGATACCGTCAAGATTACCCACCCGGCAGCGCAAACAGCCGTTGAAGTTTTTCGCCATCACGCCATCCAGTATGTCAACACGTGGCTGGCCGTCCTCGGTAGCTGCTATGCTGATCAGGTTCTGCCGGAGCGGGTTTTCCGTGTTACCCATAAGTACACACTCATCGCCCGCCTTCGGTTCCGTCCCACCAAACTCCCTCTGGGGTACCGTTATCCCTTCCGCATCGCCTTCCGACACTTCCACCCAGTAACCCCGAATCTCCGCCCCCGTAAAAACGGCACAGCGCATCAGGTCGTGCGCCACGAACGTGTTCTCTTGCTCAAAGGAGATGCGGTAATTGTTGCCCTCCTTGGTCACGGTCTTGATCTTACCGTTGGCGGCGGAGACAACCAGCTGCCCCCTTACGCTGCGTACCGTTTCTATGAGCAGCTCCAGAGCCACCAACGTCTGCCGGATGGTCGCCTTGTCTATCGTGAGATTACTCAGCCCCGTTATTTTATCTATCCATATCTGCCAACCCTCGCCGAACATGCCGTCCACGAAACGGGTACTGCGGAGCAATTCCCGGATAACAGCCGTCAGAAACTCGGCGTTCCCGTCGCCGTCAACATTGCCTCCGGATTCACCGGCTTTGTAATCCCCAAAATAAGCCCCTTTCAGAAAACCGATCACCTCGGCAGCGGTATCCCGATGGCGTTTACTCAGGAATTCCCTTTGGCTTCTTTTTGCCGAGAAAAGGTTGTTGTCGGTCGGCAGCGTATTATCGAAGCTCCGGATAATATCGGGAAGCCCGGAACTTTCGGCCTTGGCTTTCGTATAGCTTTTCAATTCCCCTATACTGTCGTTTACCCTGTCAAATTTCGATACCTGCAGGGCGTCGCTGATCTCCAGGTCCATCTCCCCGGGAAGGTTTACCTTACGGGTGATCTTCGTAATGCGGCTCCTGCGGTAGCCGTCCTTTGGGAAATACTCGGCACTCTCCAAACGCACACGCCGGCCGACAAACAAATCGACTTCCTGCTGCTCGATCCACACATGATCGGTCGGAGCCTTGTAAGCGGCGATATCCAGCCAGTGGTCCTTGTTGTATTCGTCCACCGCAGTCGCAAATTCCTCCTCTGCCAGCCGGTAATACTTATCCGGCATCCGGATGTTCCAAAGGACATAGGTGTCCCCGGCCTTCGGGACGAGCTTGCCGCCCGGAAGCTGCGTATCATCACCGTAAGGCCAGATCGTGATGATCTCAAACTCACGGGTGGCGCTATCGAAATTCACCTCGAAATAATGGTCGTCCCCCTCTCCCAGCCCGGAAAGGTCACCGCTCTGGAAGGAGACGCGTTTCGTCTCACCGGCCAACTCATAATCGTTAGGATCGAAATCCATCCCGCCGTCCTTGAAGTAATAGACGGTAAAGGCCTTACCTTCCTCGTCCGTCACCTCCTCACTGCGGACACTGCTTACCGTTCCCACCCGCCGGGGATAGATATCGCTGAAGGCGGCCTGTTCGTAGTGGTCATAGATACCGTACTCGTCCACGCCCACCTCCACGTACTTCTTTTTTCCGGGGAGCATCAGACGGGGGCTGCCGTACTTCTCGGCGTCGATGTTCCGGCTGCTGCCGATCGGGAAAAGGCGTGTGTAGAACTTCGCCGTATTGCTCGTATCCCGCTCCAGGGAGGTCAGCCCCTTGCCGTATCCCAACGTGATCTCCTCACCGTGTTCGCAACGGCACACGTTCACCGTCTGCCCCTCGACCCACCACTCGGCCTTGCCTCCCACCTTGCCGGCGATCTCCTTCAAAGCCTGGTCGCAGTACATGCCCTCATAGTCGATCACGATAAGATCGGTACCGTCCACCTGCCCCACCTTCCAGTCGGTAATGTTACCCATGCCATCGTTGATGGCCTTCACCACCATCGCCACATGGTCCCGCGGCGTGGCCGTCAATGTAAACAGGGGATTGGTGTCGCCGTCCGTTGTCTCCAGCACGAGAAAACGCCTGATCAGGCTCTCGATACCGTACAGCTTCAGGTTATACTCCCACTCGCTCCCGCTTTTCTCTTTCGGGGTGTACCGCTCCGTCAGCCAGTACCGCTCGCCCATGTAGTCCGTGAAGTCGCCTACATCAAGGGGGATATGGGCATAATGCGTGAAGGAGAGCGCCAGCACGTTGTCGCCCTGCACCTCCTTGCTCTGCGTCGAACTGTCACTTGCAGCCACGTCCGCACGCTTGGCCCCGGCTTTATCGTATATCGTTAGAAGCATATTCGAATCGTCTTTGAATGGTTATATAATCGGTACCGGCTCGCGGAACTTCACCTTGAATTTCCCGGCGTGGACCCCTTCCTTCCACAAATAGGTCAGCGGGGTGAACTTCGGACTGTCCGTGTATTTCACGTGCAGGGTCAGATCAAGCTGGGGAAACGCGATGTCGAGCCACCCGTCCTTCCCTTTTTTCAGAAAATTGATGAACGCGAAGTATTTCCGCAGCCATCCCTCCTTTGTCTTGTTATACAGGGCAAAGTGCAGCGTCACGTCACGCGCCTCGTTCCTCGGGGTAAGGACCGCACTGTATTTCTCCCCGTCCTCCTCCCGTATGTCCACGGCCGTCTCCTTCTTCGTCTTGCTCGGGGTCAGGATCGCCGAGAGGTTATCCATGCCACCGCGCCGGTCCTCCACCAGGAACACGCCGTATTCCGTCCAGATGTCCGTGCCGTTCACCAGCACCAGCCCGCCCAATATATCTGCCATGTCATTTCACTTTTAGTCCGTCACGTATCATTTTCTTTATCTCATCCTTTATCTCGCCCAGGTGTCCGGCACTCACACCGGTGTTCTCGGCTATCCGGGCCAGGTGGCCTTCGGCCGTGTCCATCTTCTCCGACACGCTTTCCAGCCGGTCGTCCATGCTGCTCCAGTGCTGCAGCCCACCGGTGAACATGCCCTCCAGCTTCGTACCCTGATCCTGCGTCATGGCCGTAAAGCCGCCCGCTTTCGCACTTTGGCTCGTACCGCCCTGCTGCGTCTTGTCATAACCGGTGGCTGCCGCCAGGTTGTCACGCAGGGCAAGGGCTTCATCCATATACTGCATGTACTCTTCCATCAGCGCGTTCCGTTCCGCCTCGGTCAGTTCGTTGTCCTCCATGGCCTTGCCAAACTTCTCCCACCAGCCTTTCAGTTTGTCGCTGTACATCTCACCGATCTTGTTGCTCAGCATCGCCCGCATGAAGTACTCGGATATATCCTCCGCCGCATCCTTGGCACCGTACTTCATGTTCATCAGGTTGTCGATGAAGCTGCTGTACATACCATCGAATGAAATGCCCGTCAGCCCTTCATACAGCTGGTCGGTCAGTTCCTCCAGCTTGCCGGCCTGGTCTATGTAGTCATCCAGCTTCTCGGTCAGTCGCCCGCCATAGCCGCCCTTACCGGTATTCTGTATCTGCGTCCACATGTCCACGTTGCTGCGCAGCG